CAGCACCTTCGACGCGGTGGTGTTGGACTGGACGAGCTTCAGCCGCTGCCGCGACATCCAGCTGCGCAACCGCCTGGCTTACGTCGCCCTCACCCGGACCCGGCGCTTTGCCGTGGTGTGCGCATGAGCACCGAGGCCATTGCGATGGCAGGATCTGCCATCACCTTCACCATTCCCGGCCCACCGCAAGGCAAGGGCCGCGCTCGCGTCGGCAAAGTCGCCGGCCACGCCCGGATGTTCACGCCGGCCAAGACCGTGGCCTACGAAAGCCTCATCGCCCTGGCCGCAGCCCAGGCGATGCACGGGCGCCCGCCGCTCATCGGGCCCATCGCCTGCCACGTCGAGGCGATCTTCGCCGTGCCGGCTTCATGGGCCAAGGCCCATCGCGACGACGCCCTGGCGGGCCGGATCTACCCGACCTGCAAGCCTGACGCGGACAACGTGCTGAAGGCCATCGGCGACGGGTGCAACGGCGTGATCTGGGCCGACGATTCGCGGATCGTCAGCAGCTCGATCGTCAAGCTCTACGGCCCCACGCCGATGGTCCGGGTCTATGTGGCGCCAATGGTCGGGCGGATGACGGCGGAACAGGCGGAAGCGGCCGAGGTGGCTGCATGACCCTCGACGTCCTCATCGTCGGTCTGATCGTCAGCACCGCCCACATCAACCCGCCCCCGGGCACCACCAACGACACGCCGGGCATCTACGTCCGCGCGAACGATTGGGCCGGGGGCTACTACCTCAACTCGTGGCGCTACCCGAGCTGGTGGATCGGCCGCGCTTTCGACTGCGGCCCGGTCGAGTGCCTGGTCGGCGGGGTCACCGGCTACGCCGACGCACCGGTGCTGCCCATGCTCGCCGTCAGTCGCGCATGGGGGCCGGCTCGGCTGACGCTCAGCGCCGGCAGCGCCAGATCCATCGTCGTCACCTTGAGCGTGGAGGGAAAGCAATGACGCCGAAGCAACAGCGCTTCGTCGAGGAATACCTCGTCGACCTGAACGCCTCGGCCGCAGCCAGGCGGGCGGGGTACAGCGAGCGCACCGCTTTCCGCAGCGGGCAGGAGTGCATGCAGAAACCTGCAATCGTTGCCGCCATCGCTGCCAAGCGCGCAGCCTTGTCCGAGCAGACCGGCCTGACCGTCAGCCGCGTCATGGCCGACATCGCCAAGGTCAAGGCCGACGCCATGCAGTTGGTGACCGACCCCGAGACCGGGGTGCAGTCCATGCTTAGCCACAAGGACGCGCTCAAGGCCCTGGAACTCGAGGGCAAGCATTTGGGCGCCTTCACGGACCGCATGCAGGTGTCCGGTGCGAATGGAGGGCCGCTGCTGGTTCAGCGCATCGAGATCCACGCCCTGACGCCGGACGACAAGCCGTGAGCACCACCGCCCGCATCGAGCTGCCGCCGAAGCTGATTCCGGTGTTCGCGGGAGAGGCCGACGTTCGCGCGGCCTACGGCGGGCGGGGCTCGGGCAAGACGCGCAGCTTCGCCAAGATGACCGCCGTGCGCGGCCTGGTGTGGGGCTCCCATGGCATCAGCGGGATCATCCTGTGCGCCCGGCAGTACATGAACAGCCTGGCCGACTCGTCGCTCGAAGAAATCAAGCGGGCGATCGAGGAAGAGCCGTTCCTGTCGGCCTACTTCGAGGTCGGGGAGAAGTACATCCGCTCCCGCGACGGCCGCATCGAGTACGCCTTCGCGGGCCTGGACCGCAACATCCAGAGCATCAAATCCAAGGGCCGGCTGCTACTGTGCTGGGTCGACGAGGCCGAGCCGGTCACCGAGCAAGCATGGCAGACCCTGGACCCCACGCTGCGCGAGGAAGGCGAGGGCTGGAACGCCGAGTTGTGGGTGACCTGGAACCCGGCCCGCAAGGGTTCGCCCACCGACAAGCGTTTCCGCGTGAGTACCGGCCCGCGCCACAAGGTGGCCGAGATCAACTGGCGCGACAACCCGCGCTTCCCGCGCCTGCTCGAACGCAAGCGGCAGGCCCACCAGGCCGAGCGGCCGGACAGCTACGACCATGTGTGGGAGGGCGCCTATGCGACCGTGGTGGAGGGCGCCTACTTCGCGCCGTACCTGACCAAAGCCCGCGAAGAGGGCCGCATCGGCGTGGTGCCGGCCGATCCGCTGATGACCGTGCGCCTGTTCGCGGACATCGGCGGCACCGGCGCCAGGGCCGACGCCTTCGCCTTCTGGGCGATGCAGTTCGTCGGCATGCAGGTGCGCGTGATCGACCACTATGAGGCCGTGGGCCAGCCCATCGGGCATCACCTGGACTGGATGCGCTCGCGCGGCTACAGCCCCAAGCGCGCGCAGGTCTGGCTGCCCCACGACGGCGACACGCAAGACCGGGTGTACGGCGGCAGCTACCGCGACGGCTTCGAGCATGCGGGCTACCAAGTGCACGTGGTGCCGAACCAGGGCAAGGGCGCGGCGACGAAGCGGATCGAGGCCGCGCGCAACCTGTTCCCGTCGATCTGGTTCAACGCCGACACCACCGAGGCCGGGCGGGCTGCGCTCGGCTGGTACCACGAGAAGCGCGACGAGGCCCGCGGCATCGGTCTCGGGCCCGAACACGACTGGTCGAGCCACAGCGCGGATGCGTTCGGCCTGGGCTGCTGCGTCTACGAACCCCCGTCGCAGTCCTGGGGCGCAGCCATCAACTATCCGCGCATGGGGTACGCATGAGCCGACAGCTTCGAGCCTGGAAGACGGTTGAAGTCGCGCGCCTGCTTGCGCTCTACCGCAACGGCGCAACGCTCGACGCCATCGCCCGTGAGTTGGGCCGCACCCCGGGCAGCGTGCGGTGCCAGCTCTACCCGGCGCTCGGCGGCCAGGTGGACCGGGCCCGGCCCTGGCGCCCGGCCGAAGACGCTGCCCTGCGCGAACACCTGCGCTTGGGCTCGCCCCGCGCCGCCATCGCCCGCGCCCTGCATCGCTCGGTTGCCTCGGTCAACAACCGCGCCAAGCTCGTGCAAGAGGCCGCAGGCCGGTCGACGGTCGTCGTCGAGCGCCAAGCCCTGCCGCTGCCACCGAGCGCCGAACTCGTCGGCGTGCGCCTGCTGGAAGGCCAAGCCGTCGCGTTCGATCTGCTCAGCGCCTGATGCCCTTCTGATCCGATCGTGGATCGACTGCTCTGAATCGATAGGCTGAGGCTATATTGCCGCGCACCGGCATGCAAGGGCCCCCCGGTGCATGGCCCGGGAGGACGGATGGCGCGATACGACAAGAGCGAGTTGGCTGCGCTGATCGAGCGGGAGCTTGACCGCGCCATCGGCGGCGACGACTCGGAGTACGTCGTCGAGCGGGTGCGCAACCTGCAGTTCTACCGCAGCCGCGCCGAGGGTGAGCTTGCGGCCCCGGACACGCCCGATCGCTCGTCGATCGTCGCCACCGACGTGGCCGACACCGTCGAGTGGATGCTGCCCGCCCTGGTGCGCGTCTTCTCGCAGTCCCCCGAGTCGATGGAGTGCCGGCCGAAGTCGGCCCGCTTCGTGCCTCAAGCACGACTCGCCAGCGAGTACCTGCGGCGCATCTTCTGGCGCGAGAACCAGGGCCTCATGGTCATCTACGAATGGTTCAAGGCCGCGCTCGTCCAGCGCCTGGGGTGGGTCAAGGTCTACTACGACGACGACCAGACGGACAGCGAAGAGGTCTACACGGGCCTGTTGACCAGCCAAGTGGCCGAGCTGCTCGAACAGCCCGGTGTGACCGCCATCGCGCAGGAAACGCGCATCGAGGCCATCAAGCCGCCGCCGATGCCCGACCCGCAGACCGGGCAGATGATCGAGCCCGAGGCGGTCGAGGTCGAGGTCATTGACCTGACGCTCTCGCGCAAGAGCAGCCGCGGCCGGACCGTGGTCGAAGGCGTGCCGCCCGAGGAAATGCGCGTGCACAAGCGGGCCCGCTACGGGCGCGAGCCGCTGTTCATCGCCCAGGTGCGCCGAGAGACCCGGCAGGCCTTGGAGGCCGACGGCTACGACCTCGAAGGCGTCGCGAGCGACGATGCCCTGTCCGAGCAGGAGTTCGAGCGGGTCGGCGGCCAGACGGTCTACGCCACCTCGGACGACGAGGGCGAGATGCAGACCTACCGGGTGACCGAGGCCTACATCCGGCTGGACCAGGACAAGGACGGCGTGGCCGAGTGGCGCCGCGTGCTGATGATCGGCTCAACCGTCTTCGAGGACGAGAAGGCCGACGGCCATCCGTTCGTGCCCTTCTGCCCGAACCCCGATCCGTATGTCATGGTCGGCCAGTGCCCGGCGGACTTCGCCATTGAGCCGCAGCGGCTGAACACCAGCCTTCTGCGCGCCCTGATGGACAACGTGTACCTGACGGTCAACCAACGCACGGTGGTTCTGGACGGGCAAGTGAACCTCGACGACCTGACGCAGTCGCGGCCCGGCGGCGTGGTGCGGGTGCGGCAGATGGATTCCCTCATGCCGCTGGTGCAGCCGCAACTCGATAGCGGCGCCTGGCAGATGGTGGAATGGGGTGAGCAGTGGCGCGAGCGCCGAACCGGCTTCACGCGCTACAGCCAGGGCATGAGCCCCGACGCGCTGAACCCGACCGCCACCGGCGTGAACATCATCACGGAGAAGGCCGACCAGCGCGTGGAGCTGATCGCTCGCGTGGCCGCAGTCGCCATGCAGGAGGTCTTCAGCAAGATCCTGCGCTGCGTGACCCGCTACCAGAAGGCGGCCGAGATCATCGAGATCGCGGGCGAGTGGGTCGAGTTGAACCCGCGCGAGTGGTCGGACGGCTACGAGATCGAGATCAACGTGGCCTTGGGCACGGGCTCGAAGGACCGCAAGGCAATGGCGCTGCAACAAGTCTTCGGCATGCAGCAGCCGCTTCTTGCCGCCGGGCAACTGCCGCCACAGGCTGCGGTGGCGACCGGGCGGGCCTTCGCAGACGCGGCCGGGCTGGGCGAGCCCGAGAGCTTTTTCCCCGACCCCCCGCCGCCACAGCAGCCGCCCCCGCCGCCTCAGGTCATGGTCGAGCAGATGAAGCTGCAGGCCGATGCGCAGCGCTTCCAAGCGCAGGCGCAGATGGACGCGGCCCGGTTGCAGATGGAAGCGCAGCTGCAGCAGCAGGCCAAGAGCGCGGAATTGGAAGTGCAGCGGCAGAACGACGAGCGCGACGCGCAGCGCGAGCAACTGCGCCTGCAGCTCGAAGCCGAGGCCCGTGCCCGCGAGGCGCAGGCTCAACAGGCGCTCGAAGCCCAGCGACTGGAACTCGACCGCTACAAGGCCGACTTGGAGGCCCAAGTGAGGCTGACCATCGCGCAGATGGGCAAGGCGGGATCGGCACCAGGCGAGGGCGGCGGGGAGGGGCAGGGCGGCCAGGCCGGGGCGGTTCAGCAGACGCTGGCCGACCTGACCCGCGCTCTGCAGGCCCTCAGTGCCCCCCGTGAGCTGATCACCGATCCCGCGACCGGCCGCAAGCGCGTCGTGCCGGTGCTCGACCCCCAGTGAACCCCAGCAAGGAACCCCCGTCATGGCCGTCCTGTCCGACTACCTCGAAAACAACCTGATCGACCACATCCTGCGCGGTCAGACCCTCCCGACCCTGCCGGCGAACGTCCATTTCGCCCTGTTCACCGCAGCCCCGTCCGACGCTGGCGGCGGCACCGAAGTGACGGGTGGCGCGTATGCCCGCGTGAGCGTGGCCCGCAGCCTCGCCAACTTCGCTGGCACCCAGGGCGCTGGCACCACGGTGGCATCCAGCGGCACGGGTGGCGCGACCTCGAACAACGGCGCCATTACCTTCCCCACGCCGTCGGCCAACTGGGGCACCGTGACCCACGTCGGCGTGTTCGACGCCTCCACGGGCGGCAACCTGCTGCTCCACGGCGCTCTCACCACGCCGCGCGTGTGCAACTCGGGTGACGGCCCGATCAGCTTCGCAGCCGGCCAGTTCGTCCTGTCCCTGGCCTGACGGGGGCTCCCCTGTGCCCATGTCCGACACCGAGCAGGGCCGGCTCGACGCGATGGCCGACGCCGCTGCGCGCCGCGCCGTGCGCGAGACGACCCAGCACCTCGACGGAACCCTGCATGTGCAGTCCACCGCTTCCCTGAGCGCCGGCACTTGGATGGCGCTCATCAGCATCGCCGTCACCATCTCGGGGTCGATGATCGCCGTCTACGTCGCGGGCGAGCGCATCGACGCCTCCCCCGAGCAGCGCATCCTCGCCCTGGAGAAGGCCGAGGAAACCCGCCGCCAGATCGCCACCGCCGACCGGGCCGAGTTGATCGGCGAGCTTCGCGGCCTGCGCCGCGAACTGCAGGAGGCCATCGAGCGCCTGGACCAGAAGATCGAGCGACGGGCCCCCGCACGGAACAACGGGGGCTGACCATGCCGCACCTGTCCGTCCTCTACAGCCGCACCCGCGATCCTGCTGCTGCGCTGATCCGGCTCGCGGCCTGGGGCGGCCCGTGGTCCCACTGCGCGCTGATCGACGGCGACCGCGTGATCGAGGCCACGCTGCTGGGCAAGGGCGTGCGCAGCCGGTCGCTGCTGTCGGCCGTGGCAAATGCCTGGGCCACGGAGCGCGTCGACATCGAGTGCCCGGACCCCGAAGCCGGCCTGCGCTGGGCGTGGTCGGTGGTGGGCCAGCCGTACGACTGGACCGGCATCGCCGGCATCGCAGCCCGCCGCCGGCAATGGGCGGCCGATGGTGCTTGGTATTGCTCGGAGCTTGTCGAGCGGGCGCTGATCGAGGCCGGGCGCACGAGGTTCAGGGATGTGGTGCCGGGCGTGAGTCCCACGATGAGCTACTACGCGAGGTGAGCATGACGACCTTGACCGCTGCGCAACTGACGACGCTTGCCGATGAAGTGATGGACGACCCGCTCGGGTTCGGCTACGCGGCCTTGCTGCCCGACCAGCCCGGCCATGTCGTGCGGCTGTTGACCGAGCCGACCCGTCAGGCCGTCGCCAGCCAGATGATTTCGGAGCGCGGGCTGTTGGATGCCTTCCCGCTCGGGATCGTCGCCGCTGATGCCCTCCTGACGCGCCTGGAAGCCATCGCCGCATCCCCGGTTCCTTCGGCGTCCATCGTCGCCCGTGCGCTGCGGTTCCTCCGCATGCCGGAAGGCATCGACCTGGGGAGCCCCGGCGTGCAGATCATGGTGTCGACGCTGCACGCATCGCAGGCCCTGACCACGTCCGAGC